ACAGTTAGATGAACAAATCAAAAACTTGACAAAGCAAAAGGATTCACTAAAGTCCTCTCTTGAAGGTATCGCTGGAGTTACCGATACTGGAATACAAGTGAAGTGGTTTAGCGTAGCTGGACCAACATCAGTAGACAAAGATGAAGTACTTGCTAAACTAGGTTATGTACCTACAAAGCAGGGCGCACAGCAATTAAGGTTAACAATCAAACAATCTGGAGGAAAGTAAATGGCTGCAAACGAAAACACAAAGTTCCAAGTTAACTTCAAGACAAACAATGGAACTCTTATCAATCTTTATGCAACTGATGTGAAGGAACTAGAGACAGGTCTTACTGACCTATCAATGGTCTCATCTCTTATCAAGGCTACCGATGCTGAACTCAACGGTGGACGTGCCGCTACTCCAGCACCTACTGTTGAATCAGTAGCGCAAGCATTTAATGCAACACCTGTTGCTGCACCTGCTGTTGTCGAAGGTCAAGCACCAAGTTGTAAGCACGGTGTAATGAGCTTCCGTACAGGTACTTCTGCTCGTGGCCCTTGGAAGGGCTGGATGTGTGCTGCACCAAAGGGTGCAACAGATAAGTGCTCAACTATCTGGGCTTAGCAAATGCGGGAACCGCACGAGTTTGAGGTTCCTTTATGTGCTCAAGTAGGTGGCGATCTATTCTTTCCTGACCAGGAAAACGAAGGCAAGTTAGTTCGCATCAATATCGCAGCAGCAAAATCAATCTGTCGTAACTGTCAACACATCACTGAGTGTGCAGAGTGGGGTATCCGCAAGGAGCAACACGGCATCTGGGGTGGGTTAACAGGACACGAACGACGACAGATTCGTAGACAACGAAACATTAAACTAGAAGAGGATAAGAGTGCTTAAACTTTCCCGCGCTTGGAGTGGAGTGACCACTAGGGCCACACCGCTGCCTGATGTGTGGAAGAACTTAGTAAAGCAATCTATCAAGTTTCGTCGTGGTCAAGTATGTATGGTAGCTGCAGCACCTAACGCTGGTAAGTCAATGTTCGCATTGATCTATGCCATCAAAGCACAGGTGCCAACGCTGTTCTTCTCCGCCGATACAGACACAGCGACAGTAATGATTCGCGCTGCTGCACACCTATCGGGCCATAGCCAAATGGCTGTGGAACAGAACATAGAAAAAAGAGCAAATTATTATGACGCTCACTTGGTTAAAACTTCACACATTCAATGGGTCTTTGATTCTAGTCCGTCTCTTGATGATATTGAGATGGAGATTAAGGCTTACTTTGAACTGTATGGAATTGCACCTCAGCTCATCATCATAGATAACCTAATGAATGTTGCTGCTGAGACAGACAATGAGTGGGCAGGGCTACGTGCAATTATGATGGAGCTGCACGATATGGCACGCAAGACAGAGGCTTGTGTCTTAGTACTCCATCACGTATCAGAACAATCAGAGTATGGTTCTCCTATGATGCCACCACCTAGACGTGCAATCCACGGAAAGGTAAGTCAGTTACCAGCGTTGATACTGACTCTGGGCTATGATCCCACTGGCCTGTTGCGTGTTGCTGCAGTTAAGAATCGCTTTGGTCAACACTTTGCTGATGCTTCTAGTTGGGCATCGCTATTTGTAGACTTTGCTTCTTGCCAAATAGGAGATGATGATGCACAGGGTAGGGCCTACCTTCGTGCCAATACAGAAAGCAGTGTCTATGGCTAACAAGAATGGACGCAAAGGTTCTCAGTTCGAGACAGATGTAATGAAATGGTTACGCGGTAAAGGTGTAACTGCAGAGCGTCTGACAAAAGCTGGGGCAAAGGATGAGGGTGATCTCGTAACCGTTGTCGCGGGAGAAACCTACATCCTTGAACTCAAGAACAGGCAGACCCTTTCCCTGCCTGAGTTCTGGAGAGAAGCACAAGTTGAGGCGCTTAACTATGCAAAGGCAAGAGGTCTTGGGGAAGTCCCTCTGTCTTACGTTGTAGTTAAGCGTCGCAACGCTTCAATAGATCAGGCCTGGGTCATCCAAGATTTAACTCAATGGCTAAAGGAGAAACAGTAATGCCAGTTCCAGAAGGTGTAATCACAAGTACAGACAATTGGGCAGAGCCAACAGCTAACGAAGAAGTAGTTGAAGATTCAACTACCGAAGAGGATGAAGATGATCTGCCAGAACTGTCTTAATGCAGGTGCAGAGAACTTAGTTGGTCAGTACAAACGTGCTGCTAAGTTCCACAATAAGTGCGACTTTAAGGGGTGCGTATGCCAGCACAAGACTGGTCCAGGGTACGTAAAGCGGGTAGTAAAGGAAGAGTCGAAGCTAACTCCATCCCAATAGGTTTAATCGTTACTCACTATGGAGGTGAGGTACGAGAAGGTAAGTCAGCATCCGTTCGCTGTTGCATCCATAACGACAGCAGACGCAGTGCTGTAATAAATACCTATGACAATTTGTACTACTGCCACACCTGCGGTAAAGGTGGAAGCGCAGTAGATGTAGTTATGGAAATAGAGAACTTGGAGTTCAAAGATGCCCTCAATCGTGCAATCGAGATCACTGCTGGAAGCGGCCAATCATTACAGTCAGGCAATAAACGAAGAGGCTCTAAGCTATCTCGAAGGACGTGGAATATCTGATGTAGTTGCACACCAGTTTTCGTTGGGTGTTGTAACAGATCCAATCAACGGCCACGAAATGCACACGGGCTGGCTTTCTATACCCTACATCACAGCCAATGGTCTGTGCGTAGGCTTTAAGTTCAGGCGATTAGATGAAGGCAAACCTAAGTACGGTTCTCCAATGGGTCAGAAGGCACACCTGTATAACGTAAGTGACATCACTATTGATAGCTCTTACATTGCAGTATGCGAGGGTGAGTTAGATACTGTGATCTTGTCTGGTCTAGTGGGCATACCAGCAGTAGGTGTGCCAGGAGTTCAGGCTTGGAAGCCACACTTTGTCAAGCTCTTTGCTGGCTATGACAACATCTTTGTTATCGGTGACAATGACATCAAGGAAGATGGCACCAACCCAGGTGCTGAGTTCTCCAAGCGTGTCGCACAAGAGGTTACAAATAGTACAATAGTAACATTACCCCCATCAATGGACATCAATGACTATTACTTAGCCAATGGTGCTGATGCAACCAGAGCTTTAATACTAGGTGAGAAGAGTGAGTAAAGACGAATGGCTACAGATGGCACAGATTTTGCAGCATATGGGCTTCCAAATCCTGGAGATCAATACGGCAACCGAGACACTCTTGATACGACCTATACAGACAAGATAGATGCAGCCTTTATCGCAGATGTCTGGCGCATTATGGACCAAGCAGGTAACCTATTGGTACGTAAGCATCACGACTACGGCCCAAAGAACATTGCTCACTCACCAGGTGGACCACTTAATGGTCTGCGTGTACGTATGTGGGACAAGATAGCTCGCATCAATAACTTACTAGACTCTGGCGTTAAGCCAAGCAACGAGTCCTTGCGTGATTCATTCTTAGATCTATTGAACTATTCTGCTATTGCAATGATGGTACTCGATGGCAAGTGGCCAGAAGTGCGGGACAATGACTGAGTTACATAAGTCTATCTACGATATAGCACCTAGCGTTGCTAGTGCAATAGCTCGCCGCTTTCGTGGCTACGTAGAGCGAGACGATGTACTACAGGAATGCCTTGCTTGGGCATTAACACGTGGCAGGCAGTTCGATGAGATGCTGAATGAACCCAACGCAGTCCAACGTGTCATCAATGAGAAGCGTATTGCGTGGCAGATGAAACGTACCGCTGAGCGTTATGCTCGCAAAGAGAAGGCAGCCAAGTCTGGCTATCGCACAGGTGATGAAGCTTTCTACGATACAGCTATGATCGCACAGGTATTGCCTCACGTTATCGCATCCATTGTAGATGACACGGTACTAGAGCAAGCACAGAACCTTATCAACGATGGCTCACCTAAGAAGCCTAGCGTTCCAGCAGAAGGCGGCAACCTGCTTGCTACCTTGATTGATGTCAAACGTTCATACTTAAAGCTTGAAGTGGAAGACCAGACCGTACTTCGTATGCGCTACCACGAGGGACTTACCTTGCAACAGGTGGCAGGCTTACTAGAGTGTGCAGTATCTACCGCAGATCGCAGATGCACCAGCGCATTACGCAAGGTGCAGAACGGTTTGGGTGGTGACAACCCGTGGCAATGAAAGAGATTGATCTATTCTTATTCTTAATGGACAACAAGTACCCTGACCTGCAAAAGTCAGAGGGTATCTATGACTCCTTCGATTGCATTAGTCGTGACTCGAAGGCATACATAGAGTTGAAGTGTAGGCACACTCACTATCCCACGCTACTGATTGAAGAGATGAAGTATCGCAAGCTGATAACCCAGGCAGCAGAGCGAGACTTAGTTCCGTTCTACATTAACTCGACTCCAGAAGGAGTCTTTTCTTTTGACCTGATGGAAGTGCCAGAGCCTGAGTGGTTTAGTCATTGGATGCCAGCAACCACTGAGTTCTCACGTTCTAATAAGGTCAGTAAGTTAGTAGGTTATCTACCTATCGAAGAGGCGGTGAAGCTCTGATGCAGTATGACTATCGTTGCACAGAATGCAATGGCGAACTAACTATTGAACGATCTATCCACGAAGACCCACGTGAACCCTCCTGCTTTGATTGCCACATCCCAATGATACGCAAGTGGGACTCACCTGCCATTACCTTCAAGGGTAAGGGCTTCTATAGTACGGGTGGATAAGATCAATGATTGATGATGCACAAAGACGTATGGCTACGGCTGCACGTAAGACTATCCGTGATCG